CGAATCGGCAATCGCCTTGATGGCGAACTTGGCGAAGGTGTTCTGATAGCGAGTCTCCCAAGTGCGCTGAGCGCGGATCGAGAGCTTCTCCAAGTACACCCGCAGAAACGCCTCGACGCGATGGTCGAAGGTCAGATCGTCCTTACACAGGAGCGGACCTTTGAGGGCGAAACGCTCAGGACTCCAGGTAACGGCATTGTAGCCGACCGGAACGTCGTTGTAGGTGACATCGCAAGCACCACCGTTATCACCAGGATTACCACTGGCGAGCGTGATGGCCGACCACTCTTCAGCCGCAGTCGGCTCGATGGAGGTGGTGGTGAACGAGGTCTGGGTCAGACCCGTACCCTGGGGATACTCGCCGCGCTCGATCATGTTGAGCCACATCGAACGGTACGAGGCGCGCTTGTAAACGTCCTGAGCGAGCGACTCGGTAGCCACCGCAAAGGCGTTGAAGACATTGGGACAAGACATAAACTATGAAAAAGTAAACCGACGTTATCTGAGTTATGGCTGGCTATCCATCCACCACACGGTGGCTGATTATCCAACCGCTTCCGATGCGGAGTGTCATTGCCGCTTAGACGGTTTGCATTTGCTGACCAAGCGAATGCCCTGCTTAAGGTCGTTACGCGGGATGGAGCGATAGAAATGCTTATCGCGTCAATTAAAATGTGTCGTCCATAGGGTTGGCCACAAGTTCGCTTTGGGTGGCGACGTACGAGCGATAACCCTTGATCGTCTCGATTCGATGCGGGGCGATGATCGTCTCACGCGCTATCATCCCACGGTATGTGTACGGACCCGGGAAAGTACCCGTCATCAACACATAGAAATCAACCGCGCTCGTCTTAACGCTGTCCTTCCGAGCGTCCACAAGCAGCTTGCCGTTGTCGCACTTGGTCGTCTTCACATCGATGCGATATCCCGGCGGAGGCGGGATTGTCGCGTCGTAGAACGGATGCGGGGGTGGTCGATCCGTGTCCAGATCGGGATACACATTGAACAGGCGACAGAAAGCAATCTCCCCAGCTATTCCCTCCAAATCCACGGTCAGCGGCGACTGCGCGCTGATTTTGAGATTCGCCACGTTGAAATGGCGATTGTTTCCGTTGCGATGCTTGGCGACGAAATGGGCCAGTTTTTGCTCGCATGAGTTGAGAAGAATAGTTTGACCTATTTCAATTTTATTTAGCATGGTCAAAAAGGCGGAAAATTTTTGAGGGGGGTATCGTAAACGAAGCCCACCCCGAAAGGGGGCTGCCCGGTGGGCGTCCAATCTCTACTTATTCCATAGGAAAACAATCCTTTTCTATCATTAGCTCATCTAATCCAGTCTATTAGTCGCCTAATGATGCACTATGTGTGTTATATTCACTCTTTCCCAGTTTCTCCCGTGACTTGGATTTCAGCCACCCTGTCAGGCATCGAACCGAGTAGATTGATCGACACTGACGCTTGTTCTCCAGTTTCTGACCAGCCGAACACCAACGCAGACCGCTTGGCAACGCTTCCAAGGATAGTCTCACGGACCGATTCATCCTTTATCCCGTCCAACGAATAGCCCTCGATGCGTTCAAGCGTGCTGGCGGCATCGGCGGCAAGGCGATTCCTGACAAGGATCGAAAGCGATTCTAAGCTTTCGGTTTTCTTTTCAATGCAAACCGTTTGCATTTCCTTTTTAACCTTTGTAACACCCTCTAAGCTTGCCCGTTTGCAAAGAGTCGTTTTGTTTACCTTCAATTTGTCTGCGATAGCGTCCCATTCCATTCCGGCAAGGTAGAGGCTACATGCCCTTTGCCAGACTTCCTTTGGCATTCCCATTCCGGCAAGCTATCGGGACGCAAGGAATCCGGCAAGGAATCGATCTTGCCACCGTCAAGATACCGCATTTCCCCAGCAAATCCCCATGTTTTCCCCTATCGAAAAAAAGTTTAGAAAACTTTGTTGACGTTGTTTTCCGGTTCACCTAGCCTAGCGGCCCACGGTTGAATTTTGAAACGCATGAAAACACTCCAGATTGAGAAAACTCCTTCGGGACAATTCCGATACCGCATCGTCCGCCACTTCGAAGACTTGGCGAAGACTTGCATCGTCGTCGTCGATTGGGAATTCGGCCCATTCAACCGCGAAGAAACGATTGAACAGGCCAAAGAGCGGTTCTCTTTCGATGAAATCCAATCCCTTTGAATCCATGAAACGCTCCACCCTGAAACGACTGGCCATTGCGGCCCTATTCGTCGCTTTGGTTCTCCTCGTTGCATTCCTTGAATCTTCCTTAGGACTCACCCCCAACCATTAAAATCCCGTGAACGTTCACCTAACCCTCAAATCTTCCAACGCCAAAACCGGACCGATTCCGGTGTCAACATCATCGGCCGTCACATGCAGTGATGCATGCCCTTTCAAAGCGAACGGTTGCTATGCGGACAGCGGACCTTTGAAGCTTCACTGGTCAAAGGTTACAAGCGGACAGCGCGGCTTTGACTGGTCTTCCTTCCTTGCCAAGGTCCGCACTTTTCCGGCCGGACAGCTTTGGAGACACAACCAAGCCGGAGACTTGCCCGGTGTCGGAGACAAGGTTGACGCGTCCGCTTTGTCAGATCTTGCCGAAGCAAACACTGGCAAGCGCGGCTTTACCTATACACACAAGCCGCTGACAGACTCTAACCTGTCCGCGATTCGGTCCGCCAATGAACGCGGTTTCATCGTCAACCTGTCCGCAAATTCAGTGTCGCATGCCGACCAATTGGCCAAGACTGGTCTTCCGGTTGCGGCCGTCGTGCCGCAGGACAGCCCGGACCGTTTCACGACACCGGAGGGCAACCGTGTGGTGATTTGTCCGGCCCAGCGCGTTGACAGCCTGTCATGCGACAAGTGCCGACTCTGCGCCAAAGGCAACCGTGGCTTCATTGTCGGATTCAAACCGCATGGAACGGGTGCAAAGCGCGTCCAAAAAATCACGGCCGGAAACTAAAGCAACGTGTCAGCCTATGCGAAAGCGTAGGTTGCAACGTGTCTTTAGTCTCAATCAAAACTCAATCCATCAATCCATGAAAAACCGATACGCTGGTCAGTGTGTGCAGTGTCACGAATATGTTCCCGCAGGCCTTGGTACCGTCACCAATCGCGGCCGTGTGTGGCGCATTGACTGCGACGCATGCACCGGACGGACGTCCGAAAACTCCGGTCTTGTGTGCGTCAAACTCTCGTCCGGTTGGACAGGTACGCGTAATGCGCGCGGCCGTTGCGAAGACGCGCCATGTTGCGGGTGCTGCACTTTCTAAAACTCCACACCCATTCAATCCATGAAGCTTGTCGAATTCCTGCGCATGCGCGCCTTTGAAGATCCGTTCATGCTGTCAGGGGAGCGTTGGCAATTTGTCACGGTCCGCAGACCGGACGGATCCGAAGACATCGGTGTTTATCGGTTCGCGACGGACCTTTGCTACGACTACGCAGACTTTCGCGCGCTATTCAACCTAGCCTGACCTCTCCTCCGCGCGCCATGCGAAAGCGTGACGCGAAAGGGTAGGCCACCTATCCGCATCTAAGCATGAAAACCTATTCCCTCCACGATACGTTCAACGACTGCGAAATCTCGTGCCACCGCTCAATCGAAACCGCCGTTCGCGCACAACTTAGTCATTCCCGCGCGGTCAAACGCGCAAACGGCCAGAACTCATTCATTCCCACGCGCATCCTTTGCGACGGCGCGCGCCTTGACGACAACCAGCAGGAAGCCGCTTTTGGCATCCAATGGGCAATTGAGACTGGAATGCTTCGCGCCTGACCAATCCATCCCATGCGTTACAAAATCCAAATTGCCACCGCTTACGGCGGCTGGTCAGACCTCCGCGAATCCGCAAACGACGGCCAGACCTACGAAACCTGTCTATTCCCTACGCGCATGGCCGCTGTTGCCGCGCGCGTGGAGTTCTCCGAACTGTCGGAATTCCTCGAAACCATGCGAATCGTCACCGCCGAAACTCCCGAAACCGAAAACATCTACGAATGAAAACCCAATTCACCGCTGGTCCATGGCATACAACCGGCCTTAACGTCCGCGCTGGCGACGCTCTCATTTGCTACGCAACCAACCATTGGGCGGACGATGAAACCCCAGAAAACGAGCGACAGGCCAACGCAAATCTCATTGCCGCCGCCCCTGAGTTACTAGCCATCGTCCGCGCGCTGCTGCCTCACGCGAACAACGAATGGACGCGCCTTGACGATATGGCGCACCGTGGAAACCGGGAAAGCGAGGATTCGGCAATGGAACTCGACCGGCTAATCGAACACGCGCGCGAAACCATCGAAGAGATAACTGGAGACAACGAATGAAAACCCATACCCCCGGCCCT